TGGCTCTCTGAATAAAATTGCTGAGTATTTATCTTGTATACAATGCCCTGCTGCCTCAGGGCCTTCAGTAAATTATTGATTTTCCCTTGTACGTTCACCCTTCCCCTCCTTTGCACACGAAAAAGGCACCCACGCACTGAGGCGGGATGCCCTTTCCTTCAGGTTTCAATTCATAAGGGGATAAGCCAACAAATTTTCACCTGATAGCATTATAGATCATTTAAAACGAGAATTGTGAGAAAGTTTCATTTTTTTCTCTTTTTCTTCTCCGGGTGTTCCTTCAGGTACTTAGTGAGCAGCTTCTCCGGGTATGTTCGATCACAATTCATGGCGGCGGCCACCTTATCCCAGGAGATCCCCTCTTCATACCTCAGGCTTATAATTCTCCGGATCCTGCTGTCATTTATGCTCTTTATGTACTGAGATATTTTATACTCAGCATCCACCGCCTGCTGCCTCCGCTTCAGCAAAAGGAGCTCACTCTCTGTCAGTTCCCTCCGGCGCTTCCGGCTTCCTTTGTTGTCTACCCCGGTTATTGTCTTGGTTGTGCGTACATACGGGAAGTCGGGCATGGAAGCCTGCACTCTATCTGTCACCCTTCCCACCCTCTGCTCCTGCATTCTCTCAACCTTGGCATCCAACTCCTGGATCTCCTTCCTGAGATCCAATAATTGCTCTAACTCACTTTTTGTCACCCTTCAGCACCTCCTAATTGAATGGGAGCCCCTCATATTCCTCAGGCGGCTCCATGTAACCGCCTGCTGCCGGGCCGGTGTTCCCCTGCTTCCCATCGCAGAATGTAAAGCCTTCACAGATAAATTCTGTATAATACACCTTGCTTCCATTCTTTTCATAGGAGCCGCTTTCTGCCCTGGCGGATATTCCGATCCTCATTCCCTTCTTTAAATGCTTCTCAACAAATTCTCCCCGGCCTCCCAACGCTTTGAAGGTGAGAAAATCTGCCTCCCTCTCACTTCCCTTCTTTGTCGGTCTGTCTACTGCCAGGGTAAACCTTGCCACACATACCGGCTTTTCTCCCTGGCTGTATCTCACTTCCGGATCTCTTGTGAGCCTCCCTATAAAATTACAGCTATTCACTCCTGCTGCCTCCTTCCTGATTTTGTCTTACATTTTCCTGATTTTGTCTTGCAAAATCTTTTACCAGGTTTCTCAGCTTTTTTGAGAAATCCCTTCCATGATACCCTTCAATAATTTCTATTGTTTCCGCATCCATTCTCACAGTTTTCTGCTTTCCGTTCATGTGCTCCCATTCTTTTCCATTCCATGCTGAGTACATTCATGCTATACCCCCTTGATCTTGGTTGCTATCATATCTGCTGTATGGGTATATAGCACATTCGGGCACCGCTTCACGGCCTCAGTATAAAATTTCCATTCCTTACTGTCCGTAAAAGCTCCCATGTGATACCGGATACAGAGCTTTTCTTCCACCGTGAGATCAATGTGCCCCATGAGCATGATCAAGCTCTTATCCCCATGCCCTGGCCACAGCGCCTCCTCATTCCATACCGCCTGCCCCGGCCCATATACCGGGCCGCCGTTTTGGTCTACTGATACAACCTCCTGCTGTATCACATAATCATCCATTTTACACACATCATGCAGCATTCCCACCACAGCGGGGCTCTCTTTCCTCTGCCACTTCAGGCCTAATTTATCAGTGAGCATGATCAACTCATGTGCCACCTGAAGGCTATGCTCAAATAGCGATCCCTCATAGGAAGCATGGTGTTTCATGGAAGCCGGTGCTGTATAATACCCCACTTCCTCCAACCAATCCAGGAGCCTGCTGCCGCCCACATTCTCAAAAAACTGCTGCATAATAATCTTTTTATTTTCCAGTTTCAGCTCTTCCACCGCTTGATCCTCCTAATTCTTTTTTGTTAATGCCTTGAATACTGCCACAAAACATGCCATCAGTACCATCAGCGCCATGGCCGCCAACACAATCAGGCACCCGGCCCCGATCATTTTCAGAATTACCCACATGATTTCCATTTTGCTCTCCTCCTCTCATAAATTCTGCCACTTCAGCGATCCTCTTTCTTATCTCTTCCATATCTGCTGCCGCATTTAGGGCCATTTCACGCACTTGGCGGGCCATTTCCTTCAGCCCCTCACCTGCTGCCCTCTGAGCCTCTCTCAGGCGCTCATGGAGCAGCTCAGGCCAGTGCTCTGCCCACCATGCCTCATACTGCTCCGGGTTCATTCCAAATACTTTCTTGAATTGCTTTCTTTTCTGCCGCCTATTCAATAGCCGCCTCCCTTCCTGGATCCATGAAGCGCTCCCTCTGCTCCTTCAGGAGCTTTTGCATTTTCTCCTCAAACCTATGGCCCAATACCTTGCAATCAGGAGAGGCGCTGAAGGAAATGCTCAGGCCGCCATGATCCGGATCTCCGGTGTCAAAATAGATTAAATACCCACAATCCTCTTCATCATATTCCACAGTGCCAGTGAGCCACCGCCTGCCATCCTCCCAATCCCGCACCCGCACCACATCACCCTCATAAATCTCCTGGCCTTCCATATCCTTCCGGCCAATTTGAAACATGATACAGCCGGGCCCCATTCGGATCATGCCCTCCCATCTCATATCCTTCAGATCGATTCCGAACACAACCCCATCCCGGTTCAGCAGATAACGGAAAGTATTCTTTGTTACGTCCTCCGGCATGAGCATTTTGCCATCCTGCCATATTCTGAATTTATGTTCCATACTACCTCCTGCTGCCGAACCTCAGCTTTTCAGGCCATTCCCGGATCAATGGCTCTCCCCATACATCTGATAGGCTATCTTTCATAAATACCGGCTTTTCCCACTCTCTGCATAGCTCCACTATATTCTCTATCCACTTTCTTTCCGGTATCACCTTCCCTTTTCGGTTCCCGGTTTCTGCTCCGATTATCACCCAATCAATAAAGTTTGCTATTACCGTTTTAAGGTCATCTATCAGAACATCCTCCAATAGGGGCTCTATGCTCAAAAATGCTCCTGCCTTTTCTGTCATATCTGCCGCAA